GATCAGTCCTTTTTTTGATCCAGTACATAACGACAGGCATAGAATTTTACATCTGTTACGAAAGGGTAGCAACATGAGTATTCCATGCGGTGCCTCTCATCGGTATTGGAGCGTATCGATATTCACCTTATCCACAACGAGGTGGTAGCAAAGGCGGTATTTTTAACCGCTACTCCAGCCCACGATTCCGCAACTGCGCCGCCACATAAAGCGCATGCAGCTTGAGCGGGACCGTGACCAGCAACCCGATGAGGACGACAACGCCGCCCGCACCGGAGATGACGCCCTCCATGAAGGGCGTCATCGTGAATTGCTCGCCAGATAGGCCAGCAGGATGAAGCCCGCCAGCACGCCGCCGATGGTGCTGGCGGCCCAGAGGGCGAAGATGCCGGTGCGCGTCATGCCGTCACCCCCAGCACCCTGAGCGCCTGCTGCACCTGTGCCTGCGAGGGAGCAGGCGTGGCGCTGGCCATGGCCCCGACAGGGCGCCGCACGGCCACGCTGTCCAGCAGGGCCTTGAAGGCCGACACGATGGTGGCCAGCGCGTTCAGGGCGGTGTTGGCGTTGGAGAGATCGGTGCTGGCGACCTTGGTCTCCACGCCGGTGATGGCGGCGCTCAGGTCTTTCTCGACCGTGCCGAGGGCAGAGAGCACGCTGTCCACCCGGCTTTTCCAGTTCGTATCATCGTAGGTGATGGTCAGCGTGGATCCGGCAGCATTGGAGAAGGCGTTCAGGGCCGCGCCCAGGGCGGTATCACCCGCATTGATGATGGCCACGGTCGGCGTGCCGATGGCGCTGGCGAGGGCTGCGATGCTCAGGATGGTCGAGACGGCATTGAGGCCTGCCTGCCCGTAATCCTTAATGGCGGCCACGTTGAGCGTGAGGGTGGTGACGTCACCGTTTTTCGTGACCGTGCAGGCCGTCAGGGCCACGCCTGCGACCAGGGCGGATGAACCGCGCAGGAAGGCGCGGCGGGTGGGGTTATGCATGGAGGACTCCCGTTCAAAAACCGCCCGGCTGTGGGGCGGTTACTTTGGGTTGCAATTCAGGACATATTTTCGCCCTAAAGTTGCATATGATGAGAAGTGCAGCCCCGGAGTGCATCGGCCATCCACCTAGCACCGGGGCTGTCTTCCTTAAATTCTGCGACCGTTCAGGCCCGCCGCTCAGCGCAGCGGCTGGCCGGGCACGACCGGGCGCGGGGCCTCGACCTTTTCCGCCGCAGGCGCTGCGGCCGGGGTCGCGCTGGCCGTGGCAGGCTTGGTCTCGATCGCCGTTTTCAGGTCGGTGATGCCGGTGAGGATCTTCGTCACGGCGGCATCGATGCCCGCCAGATCGAGGTTGGGCGCGGCGCGGGCCACGATCACCGGCACCAGCGTTTGCAGCAGGGTGCCTGTCAGCTGGATGTCGGCCTGTGCCGTAGCCGTGTCGCGCTTGCCCAGCGCGGTCTCGATCAGGGTCTCGAGGGCAGGGATGGCGGTGGTTGCGTCAGCCATGGGTGGTCTCTCCCAATAAAAAACCGCCTCACGGGCGGTTACTTTAGGTTGTATTTTGTTGCACGAAGTCGCGCTCAGGTTGCGTATCGTGCCCGCGCAGTCCCGGCCCTTATCGGCCATCCAACCATGGGGCCGGGGCTGCGCCAGTCAGGCAGGCGGGGAAGCCCGCGCTGGCGGCTTGCCGGGGCGCGTGGAGCCGGGCGGCACATCGAGGCGTTGCTCGACCGCGCTGCGCGGAACTGTTGCCGGGACCATCGCGGCCTTTTTGCCCGGCTGGTAGGCAGGCAGGTTCCACCCGCGCGCCTGGGCAATGGCGGTGACCACGGTCCAGACCAGCACCCATTTCGAGGTAGGGTCAGGCGGCCGCCAGAACCGCGCGATCAGCGCGCAGGTCGAGATCAGGAACGACAGGACCACCACGACATCCCCGGCATACTGGGCCGGGAGCATCGAGAGCACATCCTGCAGCAGCGAGAAGGGGTCCATGTCAGGCCTCGGCAGGCTGGGGCAGGGCAGGCAGGCCGTGCAGCGCCTGGTCGATCTGGGGCAGGGTGATGTGCCCCGGCCCGTTCTCCATCAGCGTGATGCCAAGGATCAGCTGCCGCATGGTCTGCGCATCGTTCAGGTCCAGCACGGTGCCGGGCTGCACGCCCATCCGGCTGCACAGGACATGAATGTAGGCCCCGGTGGGGTTCTCGCCGGGCGGCGCATAGACGGAAATAATGCTGGCCACCGTGCTCAGGCCCCGCTGGCCGTAGTGCAGCAGCTGCTCGCGCAGCGCGCGGATGCCATCCGCCATGGTGGGGAAGGCGGCAAAGCGCGGGCAGGGCACGCCGGTTTCCAGATGCGCGCCGGGCTGGCGGGCAAAGTCGAGATTGCCGGGGTTGTTGTTGCGGATGCCGCGCGGGAGTTCGCTCATGGCGTCAGGTTCCTTATTCGGGGCATTGCCTGGGCTCATGGATGTCCACCGTGCAGGAGCTGGCCGAACCAGTCGCAAAACGGCGGATAGGCGAACAGGGCGGCGGCGACGGTGCCGATCACGGTGATCAGGCCGACAATGGCCGCCCCGATCTGCTTGATGGCCTTCATGCCGCCGATGATCTGGCCCATGCACTCGCGCATCTCGGTCGACAGGTCGCGCACCTCGCCGCGCAGGGCGCGCAGGTCGGTCTCGGTTGATTCGACCTTGGTCTCGACGCGGACCAGCCGGTCGCGCAGCTGGGGGTCATCACCGAACCCCAGCACTCTCCACAGAATGAACATCAGATTTCCAGGCAATAAAAAACCGCCTCAAAGGGCGGTCGGGCAGGCGCGGGTTATGCGGCCGGGTCAGGTCGTGGTGGTGGCCGTGCTGGCCGTCATCACATCCGTGGGCTGGGCGGGCAGCGCGGTGCTGGTGGTGTCGGTGCCGTTGGCGATGGCAGCGATGGCCAGTACGTAGGCCTTCATGTCTGCCGTGAAGGTTTCACCCATCGCGGTGGCGAGACTGGCCTGCTGGCTGATCCACGATTGCGCCGCTGTCGCCTGCTGGGCAAGGGAAACCGTTGCCGCAACCGGGGCTGCAAACGACCACACGCCCGCCGCTGATTTCGTGGCGGTCCAGTGATCGGCAGGCTGCGGGGTGACTGCCGTCACATCCACGCAGGCCGCGACAAAATCAGGCGCGTAGAGGGTGGAGAGGTCCGCATCGGTCGTAATGACCTGGCCAACCGTTCCTCGCGCGTTGATCCATGCGTAGGTTTTCTGCGCCATCATGCGAACTCCCTGATTATAGCAATCCCGTCCACGCCCAGACCGCCCGGACCGCCTGTTGCGCTAACCCCTGCGGGCAGTCCGGAACCGCCCGCGCCAGGGCCGTTCCCGTTCTGGGCCGTGACATTGGCTACGCCATAGGCGCCCCCAGCCGAAATGGGGCCGCCGCCCGTTCCGAACAGGCTGCTGCCGCCCTGTCCGCTCATGATGCCGCCGCCCAGATCGAACTGCATGTCCGCAGGGCCGCCGCGCACGGAAAATACAATTCCCGTCCCGGTCGGCGCATCGCCGGGCGTGCCCAGCGCGAACTGGAAATAGGCATTCTCATTCGCCGCAACGCCGTATTTCCCCCCGTATCCGCCCGGAGCCGTTGCCAGGCTACCGAATGAGGACGCTCCCCCATTACCGCCCGACTCATTCAGGGGCGAGACGGCACCCGCTGCACCGACAGTAATGTTGAGGCCCGCAGTAATGTCAGCCTGTATGTCGGAGATTTTGTAGGCGGCGCGGCAAAAGCTCCCTGCACCCCCAGCGGTCGAGCATGAAACGTATGCGGAGCTGGTGCCGTATGCGTAGCCCCCGGATCCACCGCCACCCTGAATATCAACCTCGATACGGGTCGTGCCCGGCGTGGGCGTGTAAGGGTAGGTGCCCGCAGTGTCGAACACCTGCGTGTTCAGCAGCCTGCCCGGCGTCAGCCCGGCAAGCTGTCCAAACACGACCGGCTGCTGCGGCAGCGTGGCGTCCGGGAGCAGCGTGGACTTGACGCCGGACAGGTCGAGCGTGCCGGTTTCGAGCGCCAGCGTGCCCGCGTTCGCGGTGCCCGGCGTGCCACCGGTCGCGGTCAGGGTGGCGTCAGGCGTGGCGTTACCCGTGGTGGGTGCCCCTGCCGACCAGAAGCGGTGTGTGACCGTATTGGCTGCGGTTTTGAGGCCCCAGTCCATCGCGCCGGTGACGTTGCCGCCGCCCAGCGGCAGGTAATCGCCCAGCGCCGAGGTCAGGGCCGTAGTGGTGGCCAGCCCCACGGTCGTGCTGCCGTAGGTGAAGGCAGGCGCTGCCAGGGCTGCGGAATAGTAGAGCACCGCCCCCGCTACATCACCCGTGGCCAGAACGCCGGGGGAGCCGAGCACGGCGCCGCTCGCGGCCTGTTTGGCCAGGGCCTTGATGGCGGCCGAGAGCTGCCCCCAGTTGGCGGGGTCCAGCGTCAGGCCCGCATCGAGGATGGGCTGGATGACCTCGGCCATGAGCATGTTGTAGTGCGCGGCCGGGAAGTCGGTGGCGGGGATGGTGGCCGCCGGGTTGCCATCCGTGGCCCAGCCGGGCGTGCCGGTGGCGGGCATGGTGTCGCGGCTGGCCTCGGCGACCGTGCCGGTGCCGATGATGAGGTCCATCGGTTATCCTTCGCTGTAGTTGAAGATCAGGATGGTGTGGGCGGGCTTGCGCGCGGTCAGCTCGCATTGCAGGACCGTGCTGCCCCAGGTGGCGAAGGGCTCGCCAAAGGCATTGCCGAAGCGCAGGGGGGTGACCGTGAACTGCGGGGCGTTGACCTGCCACGTATGCGCCCAGGCATCGCCGCCGAAGGGCGTGCCGAACTTCCGGCCAAAGCGGCTGGGCGCGAACTCGGTGATGGTGATGTCAAACCCGAGGGTTTTGGCAAACGCGATGAAGTAGGCGACGGACGCCCCGCCATTATCGGTCAGCCGGGCCACCACCTGCGCGCGCCGTAGCTCCACCGTGGGGCTCTCGCCCGCGCAGGGATCGGGCAGGCCGAGGGTGGCCTCCCATTCCGGCAGCAGGTTGGCCGTAGTCGAGGGGAAGGCATCGGCGATCAGCTCACCGGCCGACTGCCCGCTGCGCTGGAAGGTGGGCGCCCACACGCCCGCGATCTGGTAGGGCATGCCGTCAGGCTCACGCGACCAGATGCGCCCGCGTGGCAGCAGGTTGAGCAGGGCCGTGCGGAAATCCGACGTGGCAAAAATGGGCGCTACCATGCCACGCCATCCGTGCCGCTGACCGTGCCCAGCACCGGCATGCTGCCCTGGTTGGCGCCGACCACGGGATCGGTCGGGCTTTTGACCTCGAAGCTGTCCAGCCCGATGGCGGCGATGGCCTCCTGCCAGTCATTGGGGTTGATGGTGCCGCCGGGGGCGGATACGCGCTGGAACATGTCGGCCAGCGCGGTCTTGATGGCGGTATGGTTGGCCGTGGTATCGCCCGTGCCGAGGTCGGTGATGACGAAGTCCACCGGCTGGGCGATGGGCGCGCAGACAATGACCAGCGCGGTGACGGGCCGCTCGTCCTGAATCGCGTTGGCTACGGTCAGCTGGTCGCCGGTGGCGGTGGTGTAGCGGGGATCGCCTGCTGCCGTGCCATCGGTGCCGACCGGGAAACCGCCCGTGGCGGCGTTGGCCTCATCGAGCATGACGTAGACCACTACCGTGCCCGCGCCGAAGCCGTTGCCCACGCACCAGGCGCGGGTGACGCCGGTCACGGCCTCGGCCCAGTCCACGTAATCCGCCTGCTTGCCATCCTCCCCCTGCGCCTGGAACGCCTCCATCACGCGGGTGCGGAAGTCATCCTCATCCTCGATGTCGGCCCCGCTGACCGTCACCCCCGTGACCGTGCCGCTGGTCTGGATGCCGGGCACCGGGCTGGACAGGGTGACGATGGTGCCCAGCGTGACGCCCGCGCTGCCGGTGCTGCTGGCGGTCCAGCTGACCACGGTCGCACCATCGGCCGTGACACTCTCGGCCGAGGCCGTGGCCAGCACGCCGCCCTGGAGTGCTAACTGCGTGCCTGCGGGGATGGTGCTGGTGCCGGTGGCGGGGAAGGTGGCCGTGCCGGTCGCAGCCGTGGCCCCCTTGCGGTACACGCCCTTGAGCGCGCCCCATGCGGCCAGGTATTCATCCGTGGCCGTCCACGGCACGGATTGCAGGGAAACCCAGTCGATATAGCCGTAATGCAGCCACGCCAGCCCGGCCAGCACCATGGCCAGCACATACAGCACGGAGAAGCGCAGCACGGCCACGACGCCGGGGATGCCACCGCTGACAACATCCTGCAGGGCCTGCTGGCGCAGCTGCGACAGGGTGGGGCGTGGATAGGCCATATCAGGTCAGGCCCTCCCAGGCCCATGAGAAGGTAAATGTCTGGGGCGTGCTGTTGCCCGGCTGGGTGAGAGTGACGGAGAACTCGGCCATGGTGGGGATGGTGGCGCTCCACCACGCACTGACCGCGATCGAGCACACCACGCCATCATCGACCAGCCATTGCAGGGCCTCGGTGCAGATGCTCTCGATCTCGCGCGGGATAGCCCGGGTGCCGACCTTCACCGCGCGCTTCAGCTGCCACAGGCGCGAGCCGATGGGCAGGTCGGCAAAGGCATCGCCCCACCAGCCGCGCCGGTCAGCCGCAGCCGTGCCGGGCGCGCCGCCGGGCGACTGGATGCCTGCCGCCGTGTCGGCTGATGAGGGCTGCTCGGGGGCCACGCGATCGGTGAACAGCGAGACCATGACGGCCGTGCGCAGCGGGTTGTCGAGTGCCAGGTCACCGGACACGATGGGCCAGTCGCCGCGCGCCTCGCGGACGTTCCAGGTGATTGCGATATCCATGGAGAAAGCCTGTATTCTGCGGCCTAGCTGGCCTCGGGCGCACCGGACTTGCCGCTGCCCGGCGTGACGCCGCCATGCGGGTGTGTGGAAAGCTTGATGCCCTGCGCCACGACTTCATTGCCGGTGATGGTGCCGGTGGCCGTCAGGTCGCCGGTCAGGGCTGTCTTGCCGTTGGCGGGAATGATGGCGATGGAGCCATCCGCCTTGAGCCAGATCCGGCTGCCGGTTCTGGGGTGGTAGAGGCAGACCTCCCCGGGCTGCAGGTCAGTCGGCCTGCCGCGCTGGTCGCCCGTGGCGACGACAACGCCGCGCTTGCGGTCGCCGCCAATGAAGACCGTAACCACGTCAGACCCGGGCACCGGCCGACTGGCCAGCCCGTATTCCTGCACCATCGGCATGTCAGGTCGCAGTTCACCTGCCGTTATTGCGGCCTGTAGCGTTGGCGTGCCGGTCTGTTCGTTCGTGTCGGATGTCTGCCGTCCGATGCCCACCAGCATCATCAGGCCGCGTGCGATGCGGGGAAGGGACGGCATTATGAGGATCCCTGCGTGGCCTGTCCCTGACCGGAGAGCCATGCCTGGTAGAATGGATCCTGATAGATCGGGTTGACGACCGGTTGCGGAAGGAAGGCCTTGGGGTCCATCAGCGTGACATCGACATGCGTGCCTTCCCCGATTGCCTGCCGCAGGACCATCTCACCAATCAGCAGTTCAAGCTGCTGCGTGCCTCCCATGGTCGAGACAGGCACCAATGTATTCGGCAGCCAGAGGTTTCCTGCTTTGTCGCGCCAACTGTCGCTTGTCACCATAACGGGATAGGCGCGGGCATACCGGCGGTTGACCTCCCATTGCACGCGCTGGCGGGCAATGGCGTAATCAGGGTCGCCGATTTCGACCGGGATCAGCATGTTGCGTGTGCGATTGACGCCCTTGTCAAAGGCCTGCGCGTTGAAGGGCGCGGTATTGGCCGTCATCTGGTTGACCAGATTGCTTTCATCGGGCGTCTCGAACAGGGTGATGGCCCCGATATTAATGGCCTGCACGCTGGAAAAGCGCCCGGCCATGCTGCGCACGCGCTGTATGCGCTCGATATTATCGCCCAGCACGAAGCCGCTGGCGGCACGGCGCGAACCTGCCTGCGACATACAGATGTTTCCATCCGGCCGGTCATAGAACAGCACGGCGGCGAGGCGGGTGACGCGCTCGATCATCTCATAGGCGGTTTCCGTCAGGATGGCGGAGAAGGCCTTGATGTCAGTGTCCCCCGCGCCATCCACCGAGATCACCTGTATGCCCGCGAAGGCGGAGACAGCACGGGCGATGGCCAGCGCGTTCGTGCTGTTCATCTGGAATGTGCTGAACTCCGCCGCGCATTCCACCAGGTCGATACTTTTCGACGCCAGTTGCACCTCGATGCTGTGCTGGCCGGGTGCGATGTCCTCCACAATGGTCTGGACATAGCCGGTGAATACCAGCGTGCTGCCGATCAGGAGCTGGCAGCTATCGCCTTCCACAAGGTCGATCGTGGTGGCGGCGTCCGGCCCCTGCGTGGTCATGGACAGGGTTGCCGTCCAGGGCATGATTTCCACGCCCATGCGGATGGTCGCGGCCGTCCATGTGCTGATGGCCCATGCCTTCGTGCCGCGCAGGATGATGACCGAGACCTGGTCGGACGGCTCGGGCGTCCAGCCCACGAAGTCGGACAGGGCAGAGAGTGCGCCGCTCATGATGATAACGCCTCGAAACTGGTGGGCATGAAAGCCGGGTGAATGGGGTTTGCCCGCCGGATCAGGTCGGGCGCGCGGGAGCCGTTGGCATAGACCTGCTGGGCCAGCACCAGCGCGGGCAGGGGGGCGTTGCGGGTTATCGTGACCAGATCGGGCAGGCGGGCGGCACGGTCGGCCAGGTCCTGCAATACCTGTGCGCGCAGGTTGCGCAGGGCCTGAAAGGTGGTCCCGTCACCGGCATCGGCCGCGATTACCGCCTCATCATCGAGCATGGCGCCGATGCGTGCGCGCATGGCCTGCGCCTCATCCGACGTGGCGGGCTGCCAGTCGGCCAGGGCGTAGGCCAGCGAGAGCAGGGCGGCCTGCCTGCACAGCGTTGCAGTGGCGGTCTGTGCCGTTGCAATCGCGCCGCCGATCGGTGCGCCCGAGGCCACGACCGATGGGCCGTAGGTGGCCAGCGGCATGAGCACGGCAATCTGTCCGGCGGGATCGGCGATGGCCGAGCGGATGGATTCAGGCACCACGAGGATGGCAGCAGCCAGCGCGGATGCATCGCCCGCATCGGCCAGCGCGGCCACGTTATCGCTGACCGTCTGGGCGCTGGCGGTGAGCCCGGCGAGGATGGTATCGACCGTAGCGCTTTCATCCACCACGGCCCCGCTGCCGTTGGCGTAGCGCCCGATATTGCCGGGCAATGCCGCCATGGCACCAGCGAAGGCGCGGGGGGAGCGGATGGCGCTGTTGGCTCCGTTGCCCCAGTCGGACGCCACATCGCGCCCGGCATGCAGCACGGTTGCGCCATAGCTGTAGGGGGTGAGCGTGGTGGCGGCGTAATCGGACGAGATGGCCGAGCCGAACGCCACGGCGGCAACGGCTACGGCAGCATGCAGTGCCAGCAGGATGGTGGAGGACAGGTAGGAGCTGGCCTCCATGAACTCCAGTTCGATGTCGATGACATGCATCACTCCATCGCGGGCGTACCAGTCGCACCGCAGCAGGCTGGCCTGTATGGCGCCAATGACCGGATGGATCAGCAGGCCCGTGCCACTGGTCTCGGCCGCCATGACCAGCAGGTCACGCTGCGCCCAGCATTCCGGCCCGATCAGGAAGCCCCGGAAGCGGTAGGGACGCGGGGCGCGGCCCATGTCTTCCACCCACGGCGTGGGGTTGTAGGGGTAGACATGCAGCGCCGTGTTGCGACCGTTCTGGCCACCGCTGCCCACCACCACGAACGGGACGCCCCGGAAGGAGGCCTGCAGGTATTCCTCGGCCAGTGTGGTGAGGGTGCCGGACATGTCAGCTTCCTGTTGCGGTTATCTCGGGTGGCATGGCCCGCTGGACCTGCGTTTGATGGGTGACGCTGGCACCCGGGGGCGCGCGGGTTACCTTGGCTGTCGTGCCGGGTGCGCCCCGGGTTTCAACCACGATGTGCATGTTCTGGTCTGGCGCGGCGCTGCCGCCATCGCTCCCACTGGAGGGGAGGGAGACCGGCGGCCCGGATTTGAAGCCGGACATCTTGGCGATCGAGCTGACATAATCCTGCGTCTCGGCCGGGAGGGCCGAGAGATCATGCGTCCGGGCGAACTGCTGCACGGCCCTGCTGTTCGGGCCTGCGTTGTATGCCGCGTCCGCCGCAGCATAATCGCCCCGGTAGCGGGTCAGGATCTGTTTGTAATACCGCGCGCCGCCATCGAGGTTCTGCTGCCAGCTATAACCTGGCGCATCGACCGAGTCTGGCAGCCCCAGGTCCCGCGCGGTTTTGGGCATAAGCTGGCTGGGGCCGAAGGCGCCTGCTGGCGAGACGTTGCGCATCCCTCCATGCTCCTTGCGGAGAAGGGCCACGTAATGATTCGGGTCCAGCCCATATTTCTGGGCAGCCTGAAGCGCTGCGGCCTGCACCGGCTGATCGAGCGGAGCAACAGCCGCGCCGGACATGCGGTCCCACCACCGACTGAAGCGGGTATAACCGGGGACGTGATCAAGCAGACCTTCCCCTTCGCCTGAAATCTGAACGCCATCCCTGTGGGCCTGATAGAGAGTGGTGGCGAAATTCAGCAGCCCGAACATGCCTGCGGCAGAAGGGCGAAGCGGCGCGCGCCCTGCGCCACCACGCCCACCGGCACCGGGCGGAAACTGAGAGGCAACCTGCGCATCCCTTGCCGCTGCGCCCATTTCCTTGAAGGCGCGGGCAATCCCCACAATTGACAGCGCAAGACTGGCCAGACCCGCCAGAACTGGCACGGAATATAGAAGCCCGATGGCGATCAGGGCTTTTTTCCCCGCTGATTCCCATCCGCCCAACTTATCGACCACATCAGATACGGCATGCGCCGCGCCTTCGATGTCGGCCTTGATCTTGTCCCATCCGCCGTTGCGGAACCAGTAGGAGAACTGCTTGACGTAGCTGCCTATGTCCTGCGCGATCCAGTCACGGTTGGTGTCGATCAGATCGGTCAGGAAGTGGTTGAGGTCAACCAGGGCAGGAGAAGCGGCATCGGCTATGACATCGCCGAAATGTTCGACAGAAAGGGTCAGGTCGGACTGGGATTCCCGATAGGCGTCAGCCCGATCGGCCATCTCCTTTGTCATCCATGACTGGCGTTCGCCCTCTTTACGGTGACGCTGCCATGCTTCGTCCGTTTCTTGCAGGACTGTCTGCAACTGTTCTCCCGCACCACCCAGAAGCGCGGTTGCCGCTATTGTACGGGCGACAGGATCACGTAAGCCGCGAATAGAATGTGCAACGCGATCAAAGAATTTGTCTATCGGCTCCTTGGAGAGCTTTTCGAGATCGAGATGCATGGCGCTGAACTGCGCCGCCGCGCGCGGATCCATGCCATGCAGGGCATTCCACCGCGTTTGTGACAGCGTCTGGAGCGCGCCGGTCATGGCCTCGGCGGAACTGCCGGACAGGCGGGCGGCGTTCTGCATGGCCTGCAGCTTCTGGGGCGCCATGCCCATGCTGCCCGATACCGTGCGCAGCTGGGTGCCGAACTGCCCCCATACCCCCACGAGCCGGTACATGCCCGCAAGGCTGGCCGAGCCGGTGATGGCGCCCAGCACCGGCACGATCTGGCCGATGTAGCGGAAGGCACCCAGCGCCTCGCGCGCCAGCCCCACGAAGCCGTTTTTCAGGCGTGTGAGGCCGGACAGCGAGGCAAACCGCCCGAAGGCGGCCTGCGCGCGGCGCACGGGGGCCTGTAGACCCGCAATGCGCTTGTTGATCTTTTCCAGTGTGGAGCTGGCCCGGTCGGCTGCCGAGATGGTAACCTTAACGCCGCTGTTTGCCACGTGCAGCCTCCCGCTTGCGGTGTTCGTTTATCCGGATGGCCTTGTCGAACAGGTCGAGCATGCGCTCACCGGTCAGGTCCTCGACATCCCTGAGCGTGAAGCCCGGGCAGAACACGCACAGATCCGGGCCTATGTCGGCCCAGTTGCCGGGCCACTGCGAAAAAAACCGGTCAGGTAATCCGCCGCCCGCGCGAACTTGCTGATCGGCATCTTGAGGACGGCAGCCTTGGGCCATTCGCCGATGGCCTCGACCAGGGCGATCTCGGCCAGCATGAAGCCTTCTGGCGTGCCACGCGCCTCGAAGGCCTGCGCCGTGCGGCGTTCCTTCACCTTGGGCGGCCGCAGCTCCAGGGTGGTGAAGGTGCGCCCCACCGCCTCGATCGGCTCATCGAAAATTAAAGTCAGGGATGGGGACAGGTCGGGCGGCACATCATCCGGCCGACGGGCCTCATCCTGAAAATGCGTGACGTAGGCGACGGCGCGGTCCAGCACATGGCTGGGCAGTTCGCCCGTGGCCAGCGGCGGCCAGCCGCTGACCAGTTCGACCAGCCGGATCTGGGAGCTGTAGACCGTCTCGATGCTGGGGCGCTTGCCGATGACCTGCGCTGCCGAGAGGATGTGAAAGACGTTGGGCTCGCCCAGGTCGATCTCGGCATACTCCCGGCCATCCCTGAGGGTGATCGGGTCATCAAGCACGATCACGCTGTCATCCGTGCGCGCGGGCAGCTCTTCATCGGGCTGGCCCAGCGCTGCCATGACTTCCGCATCGGTCATGTTTTTCGGGTGGGGATGGGTCACGAGACGGTGTCCTCGGTTACGGTGGCGCTGTCGACGTGGAACTCGAAGGTGCCTTCCTGCGTGTTCACGGCGATGCGCTCGGTGTGCCAGGCGTCGTTGGCGGTGATGACCTTGCCGTTGGCGTTGACCAGCACGACGGTCAGGCCGGATGCGCCCTGCAGGGCACTGACGGCAAAGTCCCGCCGGTCACGCAGGGTGGCCTGGATGAAGCCTTCGCCCGGCATGGCGGTGAAGCCTTCGACCGCGCTCTGGCCCTTGGCGGTTTCATTGACATCACCCGAGGCCTGCCACTGGGCTTCGCCCACGACATTGAAGGGGATGCCGTTGATGGTGAGGGTCGCGAGGCCGCCAAGCGGCCCGCGATAGACGGTTCCGGACATGGCGGCTCCTTACGATTTGACGAACTGGCAGTTGCCAGCAATGACCCAGAGCTGGTTGGCGAAGTCATAGGGCATGAGCAGGAAGACCTGGCCGCCGCCCTGATTCTGCGCCTGCAGGTTGGCCGCGAAGGTGGCGGCGTTCTGTGCCCAGAACTGCGTGCACTGCCAGCGGTAGCGGGCAGCACAGGCCTTGCCGATCAGCTGGGCCGTGGTCGCTTTCGCGCCTGCCGGGATCTTCGTGCCATCGGCTACCAGGATGAAGCCGCCGAACATCGAGGCGAGGAAGATGCGCATGTCCTGCAGGCAGATCATGGCGGTCATCAGCGTCTCGATGTCGAGGTAGCTGTTATCGGGCACGCCGTCGGCGTTTTCCTGATAGGTGGTGAGCAGGCGCTCGATGTTGACCGTGCCGCTGTCATCCACCGTAAACGTGCTCATGCCATCCCACAGCAGGCTGTTGCGCTGGGGCAGCGTGAAGCGCCCGGCATCGGTGGGGGGCATGACGGTCAGGGCAACGCCCGTGACCGGCAGGGCCGGGTTGATGCGGACGCTGGCCGCCACCTGCGCGCCGATCTGGGCCGCCCAGACCATGGGGCTGGAGGGGCTGTCCGAGATGGGCATGATGGTGGTGTGCGGGTCGTTCTGGGTCTGGCCGAAGGCTGTGGCCTCGCCATACGTGCCCCGGTAGGCGGTGATGCCGTGGCCGTAGAGCTGCTCCATCGGTGCCCAGCGGCCATCGGTATTGTTGAACACGTTCTTGAACGCGGTCAGGCTGGCCGTGTCGGTGTAGGGATGGATGAACAGGTCATAGACGCGGTCACCCAGCCCGGCGAGTGCCATGGCCAGTGTGGTGGGGTTCTGCGTTCCGCCTGCCATCTGGCCCAGCGTTACGGCAACGCCCGTGGGCAGGGACTGGCCGCCAGCGGTGCCAAGCAGGTTGACGCCGAGCAGGATGTCATTGCCGCACAGGCCTTTGTTCAGCGCCGTGACGTTGATCTGGCCTGCCGTGGTGGCATCGACCGCCAGCGTGACCGGCAGGCCGGTGACCGCCTGGGCTGCGGTGACCACGTTCTCGGCAATGGTGGCCGCCGTGTCGCCTGCCGTAACCAGCGTGGGGATGAGCTGGTCACCCACATACAGGCACAGCGTGCCGGACGCGGATGCGGGACCGGTGATGGCGATCGTGCCCTTGGCTGCCACGGATGCGGCATCATCGGCCAGCGGCAGCACCCAGACCTCGCCCAGCGGGTCGATGGCAAAATACTGCGCGACCATGATCGCGGCCTGCGAGCCCACGCCATACAGGCCCTCGGCATCGGTGATGCCTGCGGACAGGCGCGCCGTGCCAGCAAGGGCAGCGCCCGTGGTGGTCTGGGCGACGATCAGGACGCGGCGGGCATAGGAGGCGGTATTCGCCTTGGAATTATCGAGGGCAAAATAAAAGCCGGGCACCCGGTTGTTGGTCGGGTAGCCCGGCACCGTGATGGAGCCGCTCATGCGTGGGCCTCGGCAGGTTCAGGGGTGGCGGTTGCGCCGCCACTGGCGGGCGCAGGCGAGGGGGCCGGGATGGCCGGTGCTGCAGATGCGGCGGGCGGCGTGGCCTGCACCACATCGCCATTGCGCAGGAGCAGGAGCCAGAAGCCGGTTTCGGGCACGGTCTCGCCCTGCGCCTTGAGCAGACGCATCGTGCCGGGCCACCGCACTGCGCGGCTCGGGGCGGGTTTTACAAACATGGGGAAGGGCCTCGGTTTTAGGTGGTGGGGACCTGCATACCGGCGAAATCCGTGTTGCCGTTCGCGGTCATGGTGCCGGTGATCTCGGTCAGGGCAGGGCCGTTGGCCTGGTAGTATTCGTCGAACTCCAGCCCCATGCGGATGGTGACCACGCCCAGATGGCGCGAGCCGCTGCTGTCGATCGAGAGACGGGTATCGATTTCCGTGACCTGCTGGATCTGGGCCTGAAAGCTGGCATCCTGCATCAGGGCGTATTCGATCTGGGCTGCCAGCAGGTCGAGCGTGTCCTCGACCTTGGCCGGAGTGCCGCCAGTCACGCGCCCCTCGATCTGGAGATAGGCCACGCGCCGGAAACCCGGCTGCGACCGCCCGAGACTGGTGCCCTGATCGATGGGCACCTGCAGGTAGACGTTGGGCAGGTCCTCGATCGTGGAGGGCAGGCTGCGGGCGGTATAGATTTTCTGCCCGGCCATGGTGCCCGCGTTCAGCAGGACCGCAGCCGCTGCCTCACGAAGGATTACCCGGTATGGGGTCATTTTCATGGTCCGCGTTGTTGAGGGTCAGCAGCATGCCGCCCCGGCCATCGGGCTGGGTTTCACGCACGCGGTAAAGGATGCCCCCCATGGTCAGCAGGTCGCCCTGCGCGGGCGTGAAGGCGAGCTGCGACAGCTGGATGCCCACGACCGCATCATCGCTGATGATGTTGGTGGGCGTAAGGCCATCGATCTGGTCAGCGAAGGCCGGTCTGTAGGGCACATCCGGTATGCCGGTGATGGTGTATGAGCCGCCTGCGGCTGGCTGATAGACGATGTCCTCGCCGAAGGTGCCCATGCAGGGACCAAGGGCGAGGGCATCGAAATCAACACTCATGCACCTTCCGTGCCGCCAGCAGGCGGCGCATCAGGGGCAGGCGTTTCCTGCTGCGGCGGCGTGTCCGGTTCATACAGGCGTACATGGCCGAGGCGGATCAGGTGATCCGCCTCATCTGCGGGCAGGTCGAAAGGCACGCCGACCGGAACCTTTTTCCTGCCGTTGAACAGGGTGCGGCCGGGCAGCTTGACGACTGTTTTCGTGGCTTCGGGCATGATCAGTCCGCCGATGATGTGACAGTGGCCACCAGGCACGCATTGACCCGGCTGGGGATGACGACGGGTGCTGACTGGAGCATGAGGAACCGCTGGGCCGGGTCTTGCTGCAGCCACGACTTGGGCGCGTAGGCCATGGCGCCATAAGCGAAGGCGGGATCCTTGATCGCGCCATAGGCACGGGTGCCATTCATCTGGCTGGAGACGGCGAGCACGGTGCCATCGGGGATCATGGGCTGCTCGACGTTGTCGTCATCGACGTACCAGTCGTTATACAGCCATACGCGGTAGGTGCCCCAGTAGCCCATCAGCACGGCACCCATATCGGCCAGAGGACCGAGGATCAGCCGGGCTTCGTCATTGGCGCGGATGGAGGTGTTCAGGATGGCGTTCTTGACTTCGTCATCCTTGATCAGGGTGTTGTAGGGCGTGCTCGTGAACACCAGATCGGTCACGCGCGCACCGCTGATCTTGAGCACCATGGTCTGCCACAGGCGCACGTCATCGGTGGGGTTGGCCACCGTGGCTGCAGCATCCCACAGGCCGGTGCCGGTCTTGACCACGGTCAGGCTGGCATCGCGCCCGAAATCGATGACGCTGGTGGGGAAGCCCTCGCCCGAGACGGTCAGCTTGCCGGTGACAAGCGCCTGGGCGGCCATCCATTCCTGCCGCCGCTTGAGCATGTCGACCTGGTCGGCCAGCTCAAAGACCAGGTTGGCCTCCATGCGCTCCTGCGGTGTCATCTCGCCGCCGCCGTTGATCATCTCGCCGCCCGCGATGCGCTCGCCCAGCATGCGGCGCACGGGGCGCAGCAGGTCGGGGGCACGCTTGTCCTTGACGTAAGGCGGCTCGAAGGTGGAGGTGGCGATACGACGCTGCTCGACCAGCTTGCCTTCGACCATGGGGCTGACGAAGGGCGACATGCGCCGCTTGCCGACATCCACGTCGATCGAGACATACTGCGTGTCGCTCTCGACGATGTTGGGGAAGAACGTGTCGAGCAAGAAGGTCTGGGCCACCTTGAGGTTGCTGACGACCTGCACGAGCACGTTGGTGTCATAAATTGTGGGAAAGCTCACCGCATTTGCTCCGTCAGGTCGGGTCTGCCGCGGTCACGGCATTCTTGAGGTAGATGTTGGCAGGCCGCAGGGCGGCGGCCAGTGTGGCGGCCGTCCAGCCCGTGCCCATGGTGACGGCGTTCTGGTTGAACTCGCCGCTGAAGTAGCAGCCAGCACCGGCCACATCGCCTGCCGTGGTGTCATAGGTATCGGCAAGCACGGCGATGGGTGTCTGGCTGCCATCGGTCGCAGCCGAAGTGGACACGACATATTTGCCGGTGGCCGTGACCACGCCGAGCACCGTGCCGCGCACGAGCACGCCCTGGGCACCGGCGAGGGTGACGTTTTCGGTCACGCGCGGGTAGACGCCCGCGATCAGCTGGTCGGGCTGGTAGGTGGCGTCAAAGGCGGCAGGGGTCTGCGGCCAGATGCCGTTAACTGTGGTGGAACCACTCATGGTCTGGGGTCCTTACTTGCCGGTGAGGGATTTGTGCCGCTGCATCATGCGGTTGGCGAGGGCCGTGGCGTCATCGCCGCCGCCGTTCTGACGGCTCGATTCCCGCCGCGTGGGCACGGGCTGCACCCGGCTGCTGGCCATGCGCTCATCAAGCCGGTTGAGCGCCGAGGGTGCGGTGGCCTGCACGGGGGCCTGCGGCATGGCGCTGGCGGTGACGCGCAGCAGGTTGATGGCGGCCGAGCGGGGCATGTTGGTGTTGAACGCCAGTTCGGCGGCCGCGACCGGGTTCAGGGCTGCGGCGGGATCGCTGAAGATGGCGGCGCAGCGGCCACGCTCGCGGGCACGGGCACTGGCCTTTTCCTCATCGTCCTCATCTTCCGCATCGGCGTCATCATCGCCTGCATCGTCGTCGCCTGCGTCTTCGCCATCGTCCTCGGCCTTTTTCGCTTTACCGGCTTTCTTCGCCTTCTTGGACTTGCGGCTTTTGCGGGGCGGGGAATCATCCTCGCCGTCTTCGTCTTCACCGTCCTCGGGGTCTTCGCCTTCGGCGCGGCGGGCGTTCTGGTCTTCGTCCTCGTCATCCGTGGCGGCGCGGGGCGTGCCGAACAGATGGGCAAACCGGGATGTCTTGCGCATGGACATGGGCTGGGCTCCATAAAAAAAGGCCCCGTTAGGGGCCTGCATGGTGGGGGTGACCGGGAGCGGTCAGAGCTTCATGAAGGCCGCGATGGCCTCCTCGGGCGTGGCGATCTGGTCCGCCAGCCCGAGATCGATGCCGCGACCGCCGAGGAAGGTCCCGGCCTGCGTGTCGCGGACGGTGCCCGGGTCGAGATCGCGGTTGCGGGCGACCTGGGAGACGAACAGCTCCCCCATCTCATCGATCATGGCCTGCATGCGCTTGCGCGAGCCATCGGTGAGCGGGGTTGTGGAGGCGCCGTCGGTCTTCTGGGCGCCATACTGGAAGGTGGTGACAAGGATGCCCGCCTTTTCCAGCGCCTGGGTGATGTCGACATGCATGCCGACGCACCCGATGGAACCGACGCCGCCCACGCGGGGCACCGTGATGAAATCAGCCGATGAGGCCAGCGCGTAGGCGGCGGAATAGGCGGTGTCATCGAGCACGGCCCAGATGGGCTTCTGGCCGCGTGCGGCGTAGATCACATCCGCCGTATCGGCGCATTCCGACACCGTGCCGCCGGGGCTGTTGATCAGCAGGGCGATCTTGGACACGTCGGGGTTGTCCAGCGCATCGGCCAGGGATGAGCGGATGGTGCTGTAGTAGGTGACGCCCGACCACGACCAGCCGCGACCGGGCAGCAGCACGCCGGAGACGGGAATGACGGCGATGCCCTTGTGGATCTCGTAAGGGGTATCGTCATTCACCTTGTCGCCGAAGAAGGATTCAGCCGATGCGCCATCACGGAACAGCCGGGCCATGATGGCCGTGCGGCTGGCCGAGAGCGCCAGCGGCTGGTTGAGCAGCAGGGTGGAGGGGTGCATCAGCTTGCATCCGGTTTCTGTGGTGGTGTTGCGGTCTGGGTGGCGGTCTGGTTCTGGCCGCCGGACCAGTCGGGCGGGGTGAGGCCGCATTCCTGGAACTTGCGGACCTCGACGGCGCGCTGGTCGACATATTCCTCCCAATCGCCACCGGCGTTTTCCGCCACTTCATTCTCGAGCGTGGACAGGCCCGCATCCATGCCGAGGATCGAGCCCTGCCGTTCGGCCACGGGATCGAGCCAGCCACGGCCCGGACCGAGCCACCGGCAGCGCGCCAGCGGGGTCTTGATGGCCGCGAAGTAGCGCGAGAGGAAATCAGGCGGGCAGCCGCGAGGCAGCGGCAGGTCATTGAGCGCCACGCATTCCTCAAGCCATGCGGCCCGGATGCCGGATGCGAAGCCCTTGGAGACGTTTTCGCGCCGCCGGGACAGGGTTTTCCATGCCTCGCCCAGCGCACCGCGTGCGGAGCTGTAATTCACATCCGACCAGTTGTTGCTGACCTGCATGGAGGCCACGCCTGCGCCGGATGCGACATTGCGGAGCATGGCGTTCTCGAACTGCTCGAAATTGGAATCCGGCCGGGCAGCGGACACGGTGCCGATTTTCTCGCCGGGGGCAAGGATCGGCATGCGGGCATTGCCCAGCATGACGGAATTTCCGCCGTGGAAATCCGTGCGCAGGGCCTGATAGCCGCTGACCACCTCATCGCCGCCCAGTGCGTCTTCCACCAGGGCGGGATCATAGGGTGATTCCACGAACGCGCCGAAAATGGCGTTGATGATGGCGGCATCGAGTTCGGTGCCGTCATACTTGATCAGCATCTTTAACCGCTGGACCACGGGGGCGAGGATGCCCGCGCCACCGCGATGCTGGTCGGCGCGTTCGGTCTGGAAGTAGTGGACGATATTGGCCCGGCCCCAGTCGGTTTCACGCGGGATGTAATCCCAGATCACGGTATCGGCGGCCTGCATCCAGTCGCCCTGGTGGGCGCGGCAGATGTGGTAGCCGACGGGCGCGCCGTAATCATCGATCTCGACGCCGCCCCGGATGTGCTTGAGGTCCCAGTTATACTGGGGGTTGGAGAGGCGGTCGGGATCGATCAGGTGGAAGGCCGTGGCGTATTCCGCGCCACCGGCGCGCACGCGCTCGGGGATCCAGCAGACCTGCGCCAGGCAGTCGCCATCGACAAGGTAATGGCGGAAGGCCACCCACATCATCTGGGTGAAGGTCAGGCGGCGCCCTGCATCGCAGAAGCGGTCCTCATCCTCGGCCCAGCAGCGCCAGTGGGCATCGACCTCGCGCGCCCATTCCTCGGCCCACAGGGCATCGAAGCTGTAGCCGGTGCGCACGCGCAGGCTGCGGTAATCGGGCTTTGTGATCGGGCGGAAGGTGCCGCCGATGGCGTTGTCGAGCACGCGGGTGACGGTGCCCGAGGCCCAGCCATCATTGCGCACCAGGTCGCGGATGCGCGAGACGATGCGGTCACGGAAGACGTTGAGCTCGACATCGGGCGACCACAGCAGCGGGTTCCATGCCGCCATGTGCGGACTGGTGATGTCCGCCGCATCGTATGGGGTCTGGCCGAAACCGCCGGACAGGGCCGAAGCCCGGCGCGGGCGGGGGCGCTGGACCGGCGGTAGCGGCCTGCCATCCGGCCCGAGTATCCTGACCGTGGGTTGTGTCATCGGTAGATGAACCTGACAGGCCTGCGCCGGTTGGTCCCCAGGGTGGTCTGGAGAAGCTGGATATAGGCGGTGAGGTCGGCCCGGTTGGCCGAGGTGTAGGTGACGGAGCGCGACCCGTTGACCTGCGAGAAGGACACCGAGACCGGCTTGCCGCCGATCATGAGGTCATGCATGGCCTGCTGGGCCGCTGCCAGGTTGGCCTGCAGCTGCTCGCGCGTGAGGCCGGACAGGATGGTCTGCTGCGGCCTGATGGGCGGATAGGCTGTGAATGTCATTCGAGGCGCTTTCGTATGGCGTAGCGAACGGCCTTGCCGATCATGGCTTCGGTGTTCTGGTCGACCGCGTCCTGCACGATCTGCTCGACCGGCAGCACGGCGCGGTAGGTGGGCTGGCGGACAAAGATGAGGATGGGCACCACGTTGCCGGGGCCGATGAGCTTGTAGATGCCCTTGGCCCGGCCGTTCCCTTTCTCGCGGGCGATGAAGTATTCCGAGCGCTGGGCGCGGGCGTTCTGGCCCTTGCGGGCTAGCCGTTTTGCCGTGCGGTCGGTCATGTTCTGCAGCGGGTCCTGCATCAGGCCCAGGCGGCTGAGGATGCGCACGATCTCGCCGCGCTGGATGTTGCCATAGGCATCGAGCGGCGCGCCGCGACCGGGCACCCAGTACTGGTCGCCCACGATGGGGCGGAGCGCCTTTTCTGATTTCTTCATGGGGCGCGGGCCGCCGAAGATTTCAGGGCGCAGGTAGTCATAGGCTGCGGTGCCGCCGGGGGCGAAGTCGCGGGTGGCGACCCATGCCGTGTGGTCCTGCGGCGTTGCCGTGCGCACGAAGAAGGCGTTTTTCGTCCACGGCTTGGGGTTGTTGAATACCTCTTCCATGCGGGACTGGACCGCGCGCTTGGCAACGCCTGCCACGCGGTTCAGGCCATGGGCGATGGCGCCGGGCAGTTCATCCTGCGTGAGCTGGGCGAATGCCTGGAACAGGGCCGAGCCATCGACGGATACCTTGAGATCGAGTGGCACGGTGCCCTCCCATTCTAGCGGGCCAGTTGCGAGGCCAGCCTCTTGCGGCGTTCCTCGCGCGATGTGGCGGATGGCGCAGACGTGGATACGGCCTGCGCTGCGGCCTTCATGCCAGCCGCGAGGGCGGTGGCGTTTCGTGCCGCCGTCTCTTCCTCCATGGACACGACCAGGGTGTTGACATCCCATGGCGCGGCCCAGCCGGGCGGGCTTTCCCACGGCATGCGGGGGAGGCCGAACAGGAAGGCCATGACGTTGGTCATGGTCATGAGGTCGAGGGCTTCGTTGCGGGCGTTGGGCGATACCTTGGCCCAGCGCCCGTCGCTGGAACGCTGCTCGGCCACCAGCTGGTCGAAGAACGGGTGAGGGGGCTCGGCTGCGCGCAGCCCGGCCGGGAAATGCACGCACCATGGTCCCGGTTCCGCCACCTGCATCTGGGTCGAGGCGGCATCCTTGAAGGCGTTCGGGTTGAACAGGCCGACCGGCACCTCGCCCCGCGCGCCTGCCGTGCGGTCGCGGCGCTTGCTCTCGGGGTAGGTCAGGTTCAGGAGCGGGGCGTTGACGCTGCCATTGCCCTTGAGCGGCAGAATGGACCACGCGTGACGCCCGTCGATACTGCCGTATTTGCGGGCCGTGCGGCGCTTGCGCGCACGGCGCCAGGCATCATAGGCCTGCAGGGTCACGCCTTCCTGCCCGCCACTGTCGAAGCCGATGGCCATGATCTTCATGGCGCGGCCTGAACCGTCGGTCAGGGGGTAGAGCGCATCCTCCAGGCTCTTGAGCATGTCATCCCAGTCGCCGGGGCTGGTCGCGGGATCAGCGGTTACCTTGCGGTAGTCGATGATCCAGCTTTCGCCGCCGACGCCCCACGCGCGGACGAGAATTTCAAAACGGTTGCCCTGAATGTCGACCGCAGCCGTTATGAAGCGCGCGCCCTCGGGCACGTAGCCGAGGCGCAGGCCGGGTTCGGCGCGATCGGCAAGCGCCTTCGCATCGAGGCTGCCCACGGCCTTGGGCGGCTGGAATGGCAGGCCCCAGCGCTTGACGGTTACGTCCTTGAGCTGCTGGACCGCACCTTCCTCACAGGCCTCGACCGCGCGCCGGGCCTTGGCCATGACGCGCGCCAGGGCGCCGATGCCGCCGATGACGAAGGGCGACATGGCCCCGGTGATCCAGTAGCCCGCTACCTTGCTCGAGGTGAGCTGGCCGGTGACCTCGCCATCCTCGCTGATTTCCTGACCGGCACCGACCCACAGGCCGTCGCGGTTCATGGCGCGGCGCCAGCGGTCCTCGATCAGGCCACCGCAGGATGGGCAGACAAGGCGGGCGGCCTGCTCGATCTCATCCAGCGGGGCATCCTGCGGCCAGTCCAGCGTCATGACGCGCGCGGCCGTCGGGTTGAGCGGGGCCGAGAAGGCGTTGCAGTGCGGGCAAGGCCAGTACCAGACATGCCGGTCACTGTCGGCATAGAGCTTCATGATGCCCGCGTTCCAGTCAGACGGATCCGCACCACCCGCGCTGTCAGGATGGCTTTCGGCCAGCAGCATGGACTCATAGCCGAAGGTCTGGCGGCGGATATCGGCCAGCTCGAACGGATCACCCTTGGCCGTGTCGAATGCGTCCAGCTCCATCATGACGATGCGCGGGGCGGATTTGCCGATCAGGTTCTTGTAGGTGCCGCCGAGGAACTGGACCCACATGCCCTGAAACTTCTTGAACCCCATAGACCGGTCTTTCGGCCTGCGGCCAAGGCGGTCGCGCAGGATGGGGTGTGCCTCGATCATGGGCTCGATCTCGGCCTTGACGTATTCCTCTATGAAGCCCTCGGTCTGGGCGTAGACCAGCATGTCTGCCGGGTCGACGCCGACCGACTGGAGCATCCAGTTCTGCCCCAGCGCGGTCTTGCCGGATCGGGCAGGCCCCACCACGGCGGTGGTCAGGCGGTTGCGATCGGTGAGGGAGCACATGGGGCCGACGAGATAGGGGGCCTCATCATGGTTCCATCTGCCGACATAGCCGCCGCCCCGGTTGTCGAGGTAGCGGTTGCTGGCGGCGTAATCCGCCACGTTGATCTGCTCGGGCGGGAGGAAGGCGCGCAGGGCGGCGGCAATGATGGCGCGGGGATCGGCAAACAGGACCTCATCAGGCGAGGTGTAGCTGTCGATCATCGGCATGGGGTTCGTCAGTCTCCAGCGCGCGGAGCGCGTCAGTTACGGATTTGCGCTGCATATCGGCCAGCTTGGCCTCGGCCTGCCGGATCATGGCGTCAGGCCAGCCCTGCTCGCGGCCGGTCTGGCGGATGTAGACGGCAATATCGCGGGAAAGCCGGGCCACGGCAGAGGTGAACATCTCCTGCACGTCCGCCGCGATGACAAGCGTGCCGCAGCGCTCGGCTTCCTTGCGCTTGAGGTCGCGCAGCTTCCATGCGTCGATCTGTTCCTTGACCGACATGCGGCTGCCCGGTGCCGGTTGGGGATCTGGCGGCAGGAGCGCATCGAAAGAGAGCTGCAGGTCGAGCAGCTGCTGGTCGTGGCCTGCCTTGGACTGCGCCTCTTCTTCACGCCGGTCAGCCAGAAAGGCAAAGACCTCCTCGAGGGAGAATGCCCAGCTGACACCATTCCCACCACGCGAGACGACGGGGAAATCCTCCCAGCGATCGATCCAGTTGGTCAGGGTCGGCAGCGAAACGCGCAGGCGCTTGGCAAGCTCGCGTTTGTTGACAGGCGGGGTGTCACCGCTTCCGTCAGGCTGGTCCATCAGTATTCCCCCGACAGCAACAACAACAACACAAAGCCTTTTTTGATTTTATCAAATACAGAGACACACCAGGGTGCGAATTACCCCCGGTGGGCTACCCTCCCAGGAGGGACCCACGAGATATGCGTCAGGGCATGGGGTTGCGGGGCAGTCGATGCGCCATGCGCATGACTCGGCGGCATGTAACCGGCAGGGAGAGGCGACCAGTCCCACAACGAAAAACGGCGTGAACCCCGAAGGATGCACGCCGCCTCAACATAACAACCGCTATGCGGCAAAATGGGGAATATGGGAAGTGGAAAATGCAGATTGTGCGATTTTTCTGGCTATGTCCGCTACGGCCAGCTGGTGCCATGACTTGGCCGTGTGATGGTCAATGTGCAGTTGATTGGCGATTTTCCGCCACGTCCAGCGGTATCGATGCGAGATCGGATGCACGACCAAGCGCAGGCAGATCACCTTGCGCCAGTTCAGCCGGTCATCACCGATCAGGCCGATCCATGACAGGGCTTCATCCATGCGCGTGATGGCCGCCGAGCCGGGGCGGGGTGGTCGCATGTCCTCGGCCGGGCAGGCGTTGATCCAGTCGAGGTCGGCATCCTCCAGCATCTCGGGCCATGCCACGCGCACGCCGCCGGGTTTCAGGCCGTGCGCAGGCAGGGCTGCCAGCGTGCATCCGGCCTCAAACAGCCGCTGGCCGACCACATCGGCCACGGCCAGACCCTCGGGGATGGTGAGGGAAGGCCTCATGCCGCTGCCCGCGCGCTGGCAATGAAGTCCTCGCGGCGCGGCTGGGGCGCATCGCTGCCGTTGGCTGCAGCCAGCACCCACTGGCGGTGCGCTTCCACGTAGGCTGCTTCCGCCGCGAACTCGGCTTCCGTGGTGCAGACCAGGGCAGGGATGTCGCGGGTCTTGATCGCCTGTTCGATTGCAGCGTTGAAGTAACCCATGTGCTTGATCGCGAGGCCTTTCTGGCGTTGGCGGTCGGTCACCTTGGCCACCACGTCCATCACCAGCCGCTCGGTCTCGGCAGCGCTTAGCCCCTCGGCCAGCGCATCGGCCACCCACTGGCGCACCTGACCCCAGTTGCCGCGATCACGCGCCGGATCGAAACCGGCCGCCTCCCATGCCTTGCGCCCAAGAGCCTTGAACACCGCATCAACGTCCTGTGCCGCAGGCTTAGCTTTAAGATTATTACTAACCTCTAAGCTAAGCTTAGGATCGTGGGTTTCGCGTTGGGTTTCGGTGGCCATGTCTTTTCCTCCTGCAATGCCCATGATGGCGGTGCGCTGGCGCGGATCGTGCTGCGGTTTCGGATTGGCTTTCGTTGGCGGCCTTCCGCCCTTTTTCCCGTTCTCACGCGCGGCCAGCGCCTTGCGTGAGGGCATGAGCGCGCCGGGCAGCCCGATGGTGCCGCTGGCGGCGTCGTGGGTTACCAGCTGGGTTTCGGCGTAGGTTTCCAGATGGGTTACCAGTTGGGTTACATCCATGCGCAACCCGACCTCGGCAATCTCGGCCAGCGTGGGCGCGCCGTTGCTGCCGGGCACCAGCACGCCGTCGGTTCCGTATTCGATGATGTAGGAGATGAGCTGCACCCATATCCCGATGGCGGCATGCCCCAGCGCACGCAGGCGGATGTTGTGCGTCGCCATCTGGAGCATTTTCTGTTCGGTTGTCACGCGGGCCATGTCAGTAAGCTTTCAGGCGGTAGCCATTCCGGAAGGGCTCCAGAATGTCGAGCTGCACCAGCTGCTCGATTGCGGTGCCGACTTCGGCGGCATCAGCCGCCACAAGCCGGGTGAACTGTTCCCTGTCAGGTGCCGTGCGCACGGGTGCCCGCAGTTCCGGCATGAGATCGGCCGCGTCGGTCAGCTCCAGCCACATGGCGCGGGCCGAGAGGCCGAGCAGCCGCCAGCGGCGGTCTGTCATCAGCACGCGGGCATGTTTTCCGGGGCGTTGACGCGGCGATTTCATTGCAAGGTCATCCTTTCCTTCGGCCCCATTGAACGAGGGCTGACAGCAGCCCATAGCCCAGCAGGAAACCGAACATCATCATGAGCGCGGCAGGCCATCTGCCTGTCACCTCACATCCGGCAAGACCGCAAACGGTGCCCAGCAGGGCGGCGCGGCCACAGTCGGCAATCGATGCCATTACGCGATACCGCATCATCAGAACTCCGGCGCCGTAATGGTCCAGGCCGGACCGTTTTCGCTCTCATCCACATCGCGGAACCACGTGGTTTCGTCCTGGAACTGGAGCGCGCAGCCGCCGGTGGCGCCGTGGCGGTTCTTGGCAATGAACACGCTGGCCTTGCCCTTGCTGTCGCGCGTGCGCTGGATCAGGCTGGCGCAACGGGCGCTGTAGGCCTCATCCGTCTCGCGGTCATTGCGGGGGATGTTGCCGTCCCCCAGCTGCTTGTTCAGGTAATAATGGTCGCGGTGCAGGAACAGCACGGTGGCTGCATCCTGCTCCAGCGATCCACTGTCACGCAGGTCGGTCAGTTCCGGCCGCTTGTCCTCGCGCTTGGCGCTCTCGCGTGAGAGCTGCGCCAGGGCGAGCACCGGGATCTCCAGTTCACCGGCAAGGTTTTTCAGGTCCTTGCTGATTTCCGTCATCTTGTGCGTCAGGTTGAACGAGCGGGAATCAGTCGAGGCACTGAGCAGCCCGACATAATCGACCACGATCAGGTTCAGCCCCTGTTTCGAGCGCTTCATGGCGCGGGCCTGCGTGCGCAGCTCCGCCACCGTGATGCCCGAGCGGTGATCGATGCGCAGCGGCAGGCTGGCGGCGGCGTGCTCGCCTTCCTCCAGTTCACGCCACTGATAGTCGGCCAGTGGCTCGCGCTGGGTGGTGTCGGCATGGGGCGGAATGTCGTACCGCCGGCCGGTAAAGACCGACAGCGTGGAAAGACCGGCCCACGCGGCACCGGCACGCGCGCCCAGCTGGGCCGCGCGCATCTCGCCTGACCAGAACAGCACCGAATTGCCCGCCGCTGCGGAACGCACGGCAATGCCGAGCCCCAGCGCGGTCTTGCCCATGGCGGGCCGCGCGCCAAGCAGCGTCAGATCACCGGCATGCAGCCCGCCAGTCATGCGATCGAGCGCCTTGTAACCCCACGTGATGCCCGCAAGCCCGTCACCACGCTCGGCCGCAGCCCGCGCATTGAGGATGGCCTGCCCGATGGCATCGCCAATCTGCACCGTGGGCTGGATCTCCACGCTGCCGGACGCAATGCGCGTGATGCGGCTTTCCAGCATTTCCATCAATGCGCTGTCAGGCCGGTCGCCCGGCATGCAGCACAGATCGGCCGTCTCGGCGCATACATCAAACAGATTGCGCCGGAACCACGCGCTGCGGATGGCAAGGGCATAATCGGCCGCATTGGTAATGCCGACCATGCAGCCCAGCAGCGTGGTGAACACCTTGGCTGCCGTCATGTCGATGGACAGCAGCGGGTCATTTTCAAACCGGGGGCGCAGCGTGACGGGATCAGCCACGTTGCCCGCCCAGATCAGCGTGCGCATGGCGGCAAAAATCGCCCCATGCAGCGGCACATAGAAATGCTCGGGCTGGAGGATTTCCTCCACGCGCCCGAACGCTTTGTTATTGGTCAGGATCGCACCCAGCAGCGCCTGCTCGGCCGGGACGTTGGTGGGGCGCTCGCGCATGGCCGAGCCGAACAGGGGAGCCGGGCCGTTCATGGCTGTTCATCCGTCTTGGCCGGAACAGGGAAGAATGGCTGGTACATGGTGACCGTGACCGGACGGTAGCCCAGCGCCAGCGGCACCGATGTGCCAAGCCCCTTGTGCCCATTCACCGCGTTGGCCAGCGTGCGCATGTTCAGGCCGGTTTTATTGGCCAGTTTCTGCACGCCGCCTGCCTCGCGCACCCGCGCGTTCAGCACGACATACATTTCGGTTGTGGTCAGCATGGGGCCGCTCATGACGAACGCCTCCCGCTACGGAAGGAATACGTCGCGCGCGCCCGGCCCAGATAGGTGCGGCCAGAGGACGTGATGGACACACTGACCTGATTGCTCACGCCCAGCACCTGCATGCGCGAGCGCACCGCGCGGGCCGAGACGCCCATCTTCCGCGCCATGGTGGAAACCGAAACACCCATGCCCGCCAGCTGGCGCAGCATGGGGTCGAGCCTTTCCCAGTCAATCGATATGGCTGGCATCATCTTCTCCTAGCACAGGCCGGGCGCAGGCAGCGCCCTCGGCCCATCAGTGAAACAGGTTCCGGCGCAGCCGAATCTTGAGGCGCGCAATGCGCTCAAGCCGTTCGGTCCTGCGCTCGAGAATGGCGGACTCCCGCAGTGCCCAGGCATCGAGCGTGCCAACGAGCAGGCGGAAAAACTTCAATACGATCCACGCGCGCCCACGGCGCATGACCAGCACCAGGCACACGGGCACGCCGAAAACCGACGCGCTGATCCAGACGTAAAAGGTGTGCGTCACAGCAGATCACGCAGTGCGGCCTGCCGCTGCCGGATGTTTTCAAGCCGCTGGCGGATCAGCGCATCTTCATGCCGCAGGCGGCTTTCCTCCTGCGCCAGGCGGGCTGCGCCGAGCGCGCGCACGGCCTGCCATTCGGCTAGGGTTACGGCACGCACCTCATGGTGCCAACACGCGCGCACACGGCGCACGGTAAAGCCGAGCGCACGCGCCACCTCAGCAAAGGCACCAGCCAGCCCGAGCCGGTCGCGGCACGCGCTGACCTCGGCACTGACAAGGTTCTGGAACTCATCGCGCAGCGCATCGGCGCACATCTTAGATCTGGCCTCCTGATCCGGACTGGATGCACCCGCGCGCGCGGGTGAAATGGGCAAAACGTCCGAGCGCTCGGACAAATCGGCCAAAATACCCGCGCGCTCGGACAAAAACGGCAAAATACCCGACACCTCGGACGCCCTCCCTGACATCTTCATGGATGTCAGAGGGGCGTTTCCCTCGGGTAACGAGCAAGGCAGGGAAGGGCAGGCCGCCAGCGCGCTGGACACGCATGGAAAGCTGGCGGCCTGCCCACCCTGAATGGACATGACAAAGCACAGGCATCACTCAGCCACCCTGCGGCACGGCGCGCAGCGGAACAGGAAGCGGCTTTCAGCCACAAACGGCGCCCGGCAGCGAGAGCAGGAGCGCTTGATGCGCTCTTTCTTCACCTTCGGCTCATATTCCGTGCCGAGGGCATCGGTGATCAGGTTCGAGGCCACATGGTTCGGCACGCGCCCCTTGCGCCCGCATTGACGCAGATGCGTGAGGCCAAGAAACCCCACGCGAAAATTGACGGCCGAATAGGTCAGCCCCAGCCTGCGCGCGATCTCGGCATAGGCCAGCCCCGCAACCAGCAGCGGCACCAGTTCGGCCCGCGCCGCATCCCAATCAACCTTCGCGCCCATCAGGTATTCACCGATGAATACCTGCCGTTACCGGCAGGCGCGAAATATCCGCCCTTACGGGTCAGCCCATTGTCAGGCCGACCCGTGCGGACCACCATGGAGTCACCACAACCAACCATGGAGGATTCAGATGACGGAACAAGAAACATTGGAAAAACGCCTCGCTCGCGTCGATCAGCAAGTGAATGCGTTACAGGACGTGCTGTACAGGATATGCCGGATAATCCGGACGGACCTGCCGCCAGAAGCCCGCAAAGCCCTGATTTCTGAACTGGAAGGATCGGGTGCATCACTGAACGATTCCGAAAATGGATTGGCAGATGAGTTGGCGACTATTCTGCGGGGGCAGCCGAAACGGGCGGAGTAGGGGCCGCGCTTTCATATTCGGCTGCAAAAATGGTCGATCTAACTGAGGGAATGCTGAACAGGACATCCCCCAGATCAACCACCGCGCTGCGAACCTGCTGCCGCTCGGCGGTATCAATCGGGGCATCACGGATTTCCGCAGCCTTGTCAGGGTCTATGCTGCCAAGCATCTGCAGGGCTTCGGCCTCCAGTCGCGCATATTCAGCCAACTGACGCTGCATGCGGGATTTGAATTCGTCGACAGCGCCAAGCAGCGTACGTGCCTGGACGGCACGAACACGGGCTTTTTCGATACCGGCGATCAACTGGGTCCGAAGAGGGGATTTGTCAGTCACGCCGCACCTCGCTCATTATGACGGACACAGGTAAGGGAAAGCTGAAACATCAGCAGTTGCACGAATGCCTCCCGTGTTTCTCCGTAGGTATTCTGGTATTGTTTCTGTAATAACGACTGACATTCAGACGGCGACCTTGTCGCCAGAGCAGACCGAATCTCATTGTCCGCATCAGCGATAATGCGGCGTTCATAGGAAAGCGATTTATCAGACATGGGTTTGCACCAAGCTCACGAATTTCAGTATCACTGTCCGTGCTGCAATGCTGGATACGTGACTTTTCACAATGTTCGTATTGGAGAAGTATTGAATGAAGAAATGCTTGACCATACAGGCAGCATGACTTCCACATGGAGCTTGCCTCCAGAAAGACAGGCCGTTGCTACGTGCAGAAATCCTGATTGCGGAGAAATGGTGGTTTTCAACATTTCTCGCTCGAATGATATTCACAATCGGGGCCCGATCCATTTCGGCGGCGGCACATGGCGTATTTGGAAGACGGTTCCCGAAGGCAAAAAGGCTTGGGTCTCCGAACTTCTTCCTGAAAAGGTTCGTCAGTGCATGCTGGATGCAGAACAAACGCTTATCGTCGACGTAGCTCCACGCATTGCACGCACTGCATTTCGCACGGTACTGGATGTCGCGACCAAGGAAGTTTTGGCACGAAACCCCGGCTGCCTGGGCAACAAAACGCCCCAAAACCTCAGCAACCGCATCGATATGCTGGCGAAAGCGGGACTGCTTACGACCGACTTGAAAGACTGGGCTCACGGCGTTCGCGGCATCACGAACGAAGACGTGCACACGGTCGAGCCGGTCAGCAAGGAAGAAGCACAAGAAATTGCCGAAATTACCCGGCTGATCCTGACCTACCTCTTTGAACTTCCTGAGCGGGTCAAACTGACCAAGGCTGCAGCCGAGGCTAAAAAAGCCGACGGGAACGGATAAGGCAGTCATGCCGCACCTCGCTCTTGCGTTGTTTCGGGGCCAAAAACCAAGGACCAATCTTTTTCAAGGAGTTGCCAGTGACCAAGGCAGTCGAACAAACGAATGATCACATGCCCCGCGCAGGCGTGGACTTCCCTCGCCAGCGCTACGGCTTCATTCTCAGTAATATGAAAATATATCTTGCATATATGGATAACACCGGAGAATGTATTGATAATTTTGTATTTATTACAGAAGGGTCTTTTGTTTTTACAAAAGAATACATTCCAGAAATCGCATTTCTGAAAATACGTCAGGAAGCTACGCAAGCTGAACTTTGGGTCCCTCGGAGCCGCATACGCTCCGCAGCTAATGCCGAAACGGGCGAGGATATCCCCAATCTGGCCCAAGCATTGCTTGGGGCACGACGCATTCGGCACGCTAAGCGTGACGCAGAGGCCCAACGGCTTAAGTGGGGTGATGCAGCGATTGCTAATTTGGTAGATTTTTAAACTCATGCCGCAACCTCATTGGTAAAGGTGCGACCTTTAGTGTGTTGTTCTACAAAATCATTCGGTGTGACGGCCCCATTCGTTATGTTACGGATCGTCGCCAGCATATCCGGAGCAGGAAAACGTGACCCTTCCGCATAGCGCTGCACTGTGCGGGCACCAGAACTGTTGGAAATTCCCAACATTTCCGCGAGACCTTGATAGGTCAGGCCATGATGTTTTTTGTATTCGGCAAGGGTCATGTCACATGACGTAGCCATTATGGCTAGGAATGTAAAGCCAAAATGGATGTATTAATTTCCTTATGAATTTAGCCAAAATGGCCATCATGAAGGCTGAACCAACCCCTACACGTGTCCGTGAAATTAAAGAGGCGCGCGGGCTAACGTCTGCAGAGCTATCTAGACGATCCGGCATTCTTCCACCGACGCTCAGCAAAATCGAATTAGGGCAGCGGAGTGTTACGAAAAATTCGGCCCCACGCCTTGCAGAGGCACTTGGAGTTAATATCGCGGACTTATATGCGGACGTCGGGGCGCCTATAGTGCAAATGGAAGACACGGAGCCCGCGCCTTCCGATGACACTATCGGTCGAAAAATAGTATCTATTGAGTCGCCGAGAGTCGCACTTCCTTTGCATGTCCCTGTGTATGGTACTGCGGCCTGCAGTTCGGGGGATGGAGCGTTTCTATTGTTATCAGGGGAAGTGGTCGACCGGGCTCCTCTAGCACCGGGCATCCAGCATCGTAAGGAAGTTTATGGTCTTTACATCGAGGGCGATAGTATGGAGCCTTGGAAGAGGCCCGGACAACTCGTCTACGTTGACCCAGTCAGGGCGCCGTCAAAACGCGACCGTGTGGTTGTTGTCATCCGAGATGACAAGCGTGGAATAAATCATGCTTATATTAAAGAGTATGTGAAAAAGACTGATGATCATCTTGTGGTTATTCAGTATAATCCACCCAAAACCATCGAATGGTCTATATCTGACGTCGTCTCTTGCCACCGTATCCTAGAGCCAGAAGATATATTCTAGACAAAATAATTGTAGCCGTTTTGGACATATTTCCGCTTGACTATATAGCCATTTCGGCTATTAATAACCTCTATCACACCACGTGATGGAGGTTTTTCATGTCCACCATATCCGGGCCCGGCACAGCAAAGGCCACCCAATCACTGCCTGACAGGAAAGAACAGGATCTGATCGACGCCATGAACGTTCGGCGGCGCGCTGCGATCCAACTGGCCGACATTCTGTGCAATCATTGCACGAATGAAAAACCGCCGTCGGGCATAGATCGCGATGTACTGCAGTCATTGTTCAATGCTTGGGAACAGGCCCTGATCAATGAAGAAAGTCTGCGTACAGGGGCCACTATCGAAAAAGCGCGTCAACGGCTTGAGATCCCCAGATTTTCCGCTGGGGGATAGGCAGCCAGACCAGATTTTTCCTAAATGGGGAAATAACCTTTTTGCGCCAATGCCTTTAAATCATCCAGCACCCTTGCAAATATTTCCATGCGGTATTTTCGGGAAACAAGATGGTTGTAAATAGGGGTCGATATTGCCTCTTTTCGGGTGACACCATGCTCAAATTCTTGAGAGTCAAAGTATTCCTGCAAAAGAAGTTCATGGTCTCTATTCGCAAGAGTCGCTGCAGCCTGAATAAGGGCGGCGTTGATTTCTGGGGTTATTTCCTTGGTCACTTTGGTTTCCTCATCGAGTCTGTGCAAACCCGATGATGGAGAGTGCGGGGATGGCTGACAACAGCCGTTCCCGCATTTGAAACCAGACATTCCAATTTTCAAGCTGTTCGCGCTCCCCCGCATCGCCGGGCCTGTTGACGTGCGTCCAGTAATGGAGAGTTTCCATGTCCAAAATCATGATCATTCCCATCAGGAGAGGCCCGCCACCGAGCGCTCCTGACGTGCCCCCCGAAAATGTGCCCATTTTAAAGTAGAGTCCGATCGAGAAGGATACGGACGAATGAAACGCAGT